ATTTCCCCACGATCGAGTCGGGGTACTAGGGAAGTTTTTATATTCGGAGGTGCTTCTCCTCCTATCACGTCTTTATTACACACTCTTTATCTTTACGGAATTCAGGTGACCCGGATGTGAACACGGGGATGCATATATGCCGACTTTAATTGTTTATTAAAGGCAGTTTGTCTCTGCCTTTGTCTTACTTTATCATGGTATTGAGAACGTATCAACCAACCTGGTTTAGACATCAGGGAAATAAACGAATCTCTATGTACGGTGTTAAGTGTAAGAGATAATGACCACTTCGTTCCTCTCAAGTTACTCGGACTTTAGTCATAGTAGGCCCCTAGACCACGTTCTCATATCCGTAGTCTTTCTTTACTATGACATCCACCACCTTGCTGACAACAACGTCTCCTATTTGGAGTCTATAAATAGTGTCAACAAGTTCACCCAGGTCTGCTTCAGATAGACGATAACGGGCACATACACTAGACAAGGAACAGTAGCCGAGTTGTTCCCCAGTAATCTGGTTTCCAACTTTATTAAATTCAACTGGTTTCCCTCGCCTATCAACTATATGTGATCGAAATGCATCCATCACGGGATGGTTACCTAGGTGCACCCAACCCCGAATGATTTCAGATAAAAACACTAAGCATCGTGTGCGCATATCTCCTCGACCGGGGATATCACCGTCATGAAGTCCAAAACCTCGTAATAACACTCCTAGATTTATAATAGCGTCATACTCACCTCCATCGTTCGCGCATGGAGAGAATTTCAGGAATTGTAAGTCCTCGGGTATCACACAGGTATCGCACTTCACGGTGTATCCGGCCCTTTTTGCGGCGGCAACTAGCAAATGCTCAGCTTCTAATCTCGTCATTGTGGGGTTGTAATCATCCATAAAAGAAATAAATATTAACATATTAGCTAAATTATTGACGGTGGTGGTGAGCACGGATCCGGAGTACAACACACTCTCCTTCCTGTTCAACTTAAAACGCACGCTTTCGTTGGCGTGCCTCTTATCTGGATTCCTTATTTTAAAAGGCTCCTGAAGCTGCTTAAAACAGGTATCAATATCTTTCTGATACATTGGATCCACACTCATAGCTTTCTTTAAAAGCTTAAATACATGCTTATAATTAGAACCGTCAGCGGCTTTTATATCTACATTAGCCATAAATCTACCATCAGCACAATCAGCACCAATAATGCTATCATCGGAAAAATAAAAGAACTTAACACCATTGCCGGGAGTCAAGACATCCTTAAACACACCTCTTATAGTCTCAAGGTGTGGAGTCTTTATGAATTTAGCAGTCCCATTGTCAATGGTATAATCAGTCGTGAAGGCCTCCTTAACTTCATCCATTAGGTATCCCAATACCATACTGCCAAAGACAGTAAGGTCACCTATACCTCGTGGATATTTTCCGTCTGCTAATAACTCCCCGGTCTTCATTTTATACTGTACAAAATCTTTTATTTTCTTTAAGAAGGCCCGAATTTGGGTATCGGAATAAGCAAAATAATTTTGAAGTTCTCCCAAAGCCCGCACCCTCATCTTTTTCTTAGGATGCGCGCTATACGCCCAAAGGAATCTCAGGAACTCAGGATCGTTTGCCCTAAGTATATCCTTCAATGTCCTCTTGTACGTTGCTAACCATCGTGATGCACCACGATTACTTCTTATAAATTTTGCCTGGTTTTTAGCCAAGATCTGACAATACCCCTCTATGGTGGGCTCTCTAATACAAGTAATTCGACGTGCG